ATAGAGCAAAATTACAGCGATGCCCTATCCCTATACACCCCCGAAGACATCCACCTGCTCATACTCATCTATGCCGAAAACATTTTGCAGTACTACCCCAGTGTACTGTTAAAATTAGCCGTTAGCGTAGGGGCGAATAGCAATTCGCCCCACCAAGTATAATTCAAAATTCACAATTCAAAATTCATAATTATCACAATGGAAAGCAGAATATTAGCATACACCGAAGCCCTTGCCCTTGACACCTTCCTGCAAGTACTCACCCCCGAGCAACGCATCCTCACCTGCCAATACCGCGCAGGACACACCAACAAAGTACCCACCTTAGTACAGAAGCTACAAGACTGGGTCAGGAGAAACAGCTGGCAATCCCCCGCCTTTCGCTACGAACCCGAAACCTTAGAACTACAATGGAAAGACGACAAACACCAATGGCAGCCCCTCAGCACACACCCCTTGTACAAAGCCGAAGTCAGCCATTAACGTACGAACACCAACCGAACACTAACCGAACACCAACCGAACACTAACCGAACACAAGCAAAATTCAAAATTCAAAATTCAGAATTAAAATTAATAACTTAAAATCATAATAAAAATGGCAACAAGAACCAAAAAAATCGTACAAACAGGCGTTACCAAAGAACAAATGGAAACCTCATTATCAGACTACGCCAAAGCAGAAGCCGAAATCGCCAAAATCAATGCCACCATTGATGTAGAAGTAACCAAAATACGCGACAAGTACGCCGAAAAAATCGCCAATTTGCAGCAAATCAAAGACGACAACTTCGATGTACTACAAGCCTACGCAATGGAAAACCGCGATACCCTTTTCACCAAGAAAAAGTCCCTCGACAGCCTACACGGCACCATCGGCTTCCGCACAGGCACTCCAAAGCTCAAAACCCTCAAAGGCTTCACTTGGGGAGCCGTTACCAACCTCCTCAAAGAGTTCCTACCCCAGTACGTACGCCTCACCGAAGAGCCCGCCAAAGACAAGCTCCTCGCCGACCGTGAAGATGAGCAAATAGCCACCCTCTTCCCCAAAGTAGGAATATCAGTCGTTCAAGACGAAACCTTCTTTGTCGAAGTAAAAAAAGAAGCCGAATAAACTTTTAGCCGTCTCGGCAGCTAAAAGATGCTCCTCCGCCCTTAGTAAGGTCGCTGGCACTAAGGGGACGCCCATAGGAGATCCACTAAGGCGAGGAGCTATTTAAATAACCTTTAAACACCATTTAAAAATGAAAAAAGCACTTATATTTTTAGGACTATCTTTACTATTTTTCTCTTGTGGAAAAAAGAACAATGAACAAACAAACAAGACAGAGGTTATTATAGGGTTTGTAGTAGGCAAAGAAATGATAACAGCCCATACAACCTTCCACTTTGTTGGAAAAGTACGCACAAGCACCTATCACCCCGCAAAATATTATATGTATGTTGCCAACAAAGAAGGTACTAACAAAATAAAAATATACGAAAATGACTACAAAGAGTATAACGTAGGCGACTATGTAAAAGTAACAGTTAAAAATGAATAATATGCCCACAATAAAACCTCACCAAATACGTATCCTGCAAACCCTTTTAAGCAAGCGTTTCAGCGACCGAGAAACCCGTCTGCACTTCGTATGCAGCTTTATAGGGCGAGAACTACCCAGCACCAAGAACCTCACCGAAGACGAGTTTTTTACCCTTGCCGAGCACCTTGGTTATAAGTTTGAAATACACGCCTTTTTTGATGCCCAAAACAAGCAACACGCCAAGCTGTTATCCCTATGCCACGAACTCGGTTGGCGCAATACAGCCAACCCCAAGTACGCCGACATCAAACGTCTTGGCAAATGGTTTTGCAGCAGCAAAAACCCCTTTAAAAAAAGCCTACAATACCTCACCCCCCAAGAAGTAGGCAAAGTAAACAACATCTTTGAAAAAATGCTCACTCAACGCTATGAAAAAAGTTAGAAAATCAGCCCGTTCCGCTCATACCTGCCCCCATAAGCATAAAGAGCTCCGCACTCTTGCCCACTACTGTACCGTAGAAGTAACTGCCTTATTCTGCAAAGACTGCGGCAAGCAACTCACCAAAGAACAATGGGAAGCATAACCTTTTAAACACAAAATACAATGGATAAACAAGAAGTAATAAAAGAATTAGAAAAGGCAAGCAAAGCCCTTAAAGAAGTAGAAAAGAACACCCTCTTATTCAAGGAAATAGTGGGAGACTTGTCTTTAGACCTTGCCCAAGCACTCATAGAGGATAAAGATATAAAGTCTTTATTTGAAAAAATAACAACACAAGTTGACGAACTAACCCAAGAATGGAGTGCCGAGTAATAAACCTTAAAACCATAAGCAAAATGAATAACACCAAAAATTACCCCACTTGGCTTGTCCCCATTGACATTGCCAAAGAACTCAAAAAAATAGGCTTTAATGAACCTTGTTTATTCTCATACTCAGAAGGTTTTGGAATTACTGCAATGGTATATAGCAGTTTAGAGGGAAAAACAGAGTTTTCAATAAAAGATTTTATGTTAGGTGACAATTCACCTGAAAGTCCTTTTACAGATATTCCAACTTATGAACAAGTCTTTGAATGGTTTAGAGAGCGCGGACTATTTTCCTACATACGCCCAAATATAGGGGCAATGGATTGGTATTCTTATCGAATTTATGACCGCTGTAACTTTGAAAAAGGAAGAGGAATGGCATTCTATTACGAAAGTGCTCGCCTCTTCTGTATGGAAACACTCATCAAAATATTCAAAGAGCGGCAAAGGAACAAAGAAAAAAGAATAATGGGAAGCATAACATTTAAACACGAAGAAAATGAATAAAGAAATTTACCCCACTTGGCTTGTGTCCCCCGACATTGCCAAAGAACTTAAAGAAATAGGTTTTAACACCCCTTGCTATTGCTATATAGCTCTTGCTATTAGCGGCAAAGGTTACCAATGCATAGAAATAGGTGATAGGATACACAACGAAGTCTATAATATTATAGAATTAAGAGAACTAAAATGTATCAATTACAACAAACAGAAAGGTTGTATCTCCCTTCCCACCTGGGAGCAAGCCCTCGCTTGGTTTAGAGCAAAAGACTATTATGGCAACCTCGAAGCCACCAGCAAAGGCACTTCAGCCTACATCTTTCACCCCGAATTAGAAAACGGAGAATTTTGGGATTTTGCCTACAAAGAAAGCTATGAAGAAGCCCGTGAAGCCCTTTTACTTAAACTAATAGACCTTTATAAAGCAGCAAAACAATGAAAACAGAACAATACCCCACTTGCCTTGTGTCCCCCGACATCGCCAAAGAACTCAAAGAAATAGGGTTTGACAAGCCTTGCGTATATTACACCAACGAACAACTAATGGCAAGTAGTAAGCCTTATACCTATGATAGTATTAAAACTCATATTTACATACGTAATGGAACACTCATTACTGATATGGGCAATCACAACATATTCAAAAATCGTATTTCTGTACCAGTGTGGAACGATGTCTTTGAATGGTTTAGGGAAAAAAAATTATTCTCTACAATAGATTTCTTATGCAATAGCTATATATATCGTATAAAGCATACAGAAACCCCATTTTTTACAAGCGGTAATTATACTGAAACTTATGACGAAGTCCGCGAAGCTCTTTTACTTAAACTAATAGCCATTTATAAAGCAGCAAAATAATGAAAATCGCCCTTACCTTATCACGAGCCCAAGCTGAAATCCTTGCCCACGCCACCTTCATAGAGCAACCCCTATTCAACAATCGTGAGCAACGTGTACTTTACAGCATAATGCGAGAAGTAACTATCAAAGCCACCCGCTTTTATATGGGTTTTACCACACAAAAGCAGCGCAGGTTTGGGCTCAAGCTCTACGAAGCCGATATGTTAGAAAAGTTCTTAGGATACATCCTTACAATGGAACATTACGGACAATACGAACGCCAAACCCTATTACAAATAACCTATGACATCAACGAACAATTAGCCTAATGGAAACACAATACTATATGAAAAGCCGCAGGTCAGGAGCCGAACACTGCTTTAGTTACGATTTAAATGGCAATTTAATAGCCTTTAAAAGCGTGGGCGAGCCACTCACTACCAAAGGCTGGGAATGGCTTTTAAGCCCCGAAATATTCCCCTATAATGAGGCACGAATACAAGCCCTACAAAGCCACCCCACCCTGCGGAAAAGCATAGAAATAAAAGCCGTACCCATAAGTATTACTTTTGAAGACTTTTGGAACGAATATGGCAAGATAGGCACTAAGGCAGTAGCCAAACGCAAGTTTGAGAAGCTCAAGCCCGAAGAGGTCATCAAAGCCTTTATAGGCATAGAGAAAGAGCGCACCAAAAAGAAGTTAGATAATACCGCAATGCCCTACGCCGAGACCTACCTCAATCAAAAACGATGGGAAGTGTGAGCCACACAGGCAACAAGCAATAAAAAACGAGCCAGTTAGCACTATTATATTTGCTAATTGGCTCGTTTTGCTAATTTGTATATTTACTAATTATATCGTACTTTTGCACTTGTAAAACTCTTATTCTCTATCCTTATGCAGCCCATTAGTTACAAACAACGCAAGCAACGCCTCCAGCAGCGTAATGAAAAGATACGAAAGCTCTTCAGTGAGCTTACTAACAAGTACCCCCAGTGGCGTATAGATGCCGTAATTGAAGAGGTAGCGGGCAGGGTGTTTTTATCCCCTCGCACTATAGAAGCTATCCTCTCTTTTGAGGGTATTTATGCAGAAAGTTGAAAAAAGTTTTGGTAGTTAAAAATAAAGTTGTACTTTTGCATTACAAATTGGTTGGGAGGCTACATAAGAAAACTCTCGACCCCGACTCAGGTAGCTAAGTAGCAAAAATATTTAGCTATCTGTTTTAAAAAGACTTACTTAAACAAGTATAAAGATGCAAACGCGGTGAACAGCTAAGTTTGCCCCAAAATAAAGCCCTACCTTTATGGTGGGGCTTTATGATTATTTGATATCATCAAGAGCCTTGTAATCTCTATTAATAATATCTTCCCTTGATAAATATACGGCTTTTCCTTTATACTCTTTCTTTAGTAATTTTCTTTGATAAATTATGGGTTATTTCGCCCCAATCTAACTCTTTTACTTCATCTAAGTCCCAAACAATATAATAAGATTCCTTATTAGGATTGACAAGCAGATTAAGCATTTGTTTCTTTGCAGCATCAATCTGATTCTTAATGCCAGAGTTAGAGGTTATAGACTTTCTATCACCCAAAGAAGTACCATTTATTAGGTATTCAGGGTTGGTTAGTCCGTCTACTTCTATATGTTCTCTAATATGAAAATCAAAGCCTGTTTGTTTAGCACATATCTCTGCTATATACTTATTTCTTTCAAAATCATTTTTATCATAGTTTTTATCTATGGTAACCTTTCCTTCTTTCTTATTCTCCTTTTTAAGTCGTTTTTCCACTTGCTTTTCTACCTCTTTTACGGCTTTTTCACTCATTCCTTTGGCATAGGGTATTATGGGAAATATCTCACCCGAAAGCGCAGGGTTATTAGCAAAAGCTTCTTTTATGGGTATCTCTTCCGTATGCACTCCTTCTGTTACGGGGTTAGCAGTAGGCTCTACATAGCAACGACAGCCCCAATCATTAGGGGGTAGGTGTGTTTTCCAAAACTCGTGTTCTACAGGTAACGTTAGCCCGTCCCAGGCACGATGTGTTTCACGAGTGCGCTCATCGTGTACTGCGTGATAAGTAAGGTTAGGGTATATGCGCTTATTGGCTATATACTCTTCATACTTTTGTGCCGATAAGGCATTGGCTACTGTTTGGTTATACTCGGTTTGTAACCAACGCCTATTGTATTCTATATTCAGTTTGTTAGCTTCGGCTTTGAACTCTTGCCACGACAGCACCTTACCATTTTTAGTTAAAGAGGCTTCTATTTGCTGTTTAAAACTCGTTTCTTTAAAAGCTGAGAAGCGGGCAAGATTGTGCTTTAGTGAGGTTACCAGTTCGGTATTGGTTTCCTCAATAGTAGGGCTATAGCCCTCTACTAAGGCTTTATTTAGATGCTTGTAGTAGTATTGCCATAGTTCTTTGCTTTGTGCTTCACTAATACTACGCTCTTCAAAAGCCTCACGTATGTACCCCTCTATGAGCCTACTCAAGTTGTTGTCTTCCTTGCTGAGCTTTATAGGCTCGTGCTTGGGGCAACAATGGGTGTGATAGTGTAACTTGAGTAGGCTTAGGCTTTTTTTGACTCGCCCTCACTACTTCCTCCAAAGGTAGAGGTAGGCATACTTTCTATTTCCACCCCATAAGTGCGCTCTATATAGCCCTTGGTAAGGATATAGCCACGCCCTAAGAGTACCCCGTCTATAGTGATTTGCTTGTTAGGGTCTGTGGTTTTTTCTACCGTTATTTTGGCATTGTCAGGAATAGGGTAGCCAATGGTACGCATAGCGGGCAAAAGCTGATTATTAAGGAAAGCTAACATCTTCTTTTCGTCAGCATAGACTACCTCCTCTAAGGTGTTTTCGTGTACTATGCCTTGTGCTTTGCTACTACCATTTTCGGTAGTCATTGTTTGGTGAAGTACGAGTTTGGAAAGTTCTTTGTCTAAGGCTTCAATCTTGCGGTAGAATACTTGGAAAGCATCAGCTTTGCTGTTCTCTTTAATATCTACTTCTGTACCAATAGGAAAAACGCCATACGAAGCCGAACCCATTTCCTCCAACCACTGGGCAACTTCCTCTTTTACACGATCACTTTGTGAAGCTATTTTGGCAATGCGGATAGGTATACCGAATAATTCCTCGAACTCGTCCCAACTACCCCACGAATGCCGTTTGAGTATGGCATAAGGGGTAGCTTTTTCAAGCAAGCCCGAATGCTTGTAGAATTGTGCTACTAATACTACCTCTTGCACATCACGTAGGTCTATGCCAGTGGTAGCATCGTAGTCTTTTAAAAGTACGTGCTTTTCGGGGATTACCAAGCCTCTATCGATAAGCTCTACCGCTTTGATTTCCCCCTTGGTTACCTCTTTGAGCCATATAGGAGAATGCCCGTGATAGATGCTTTGGTGAGCGAACTCGATAACGTTCTCAAACCATTGTTTTTCCTTGATATACTCGGTTAGGGTATCGTCCTTAATCTCATCGATAGCGATAACGTAGTCCTTATTGGTAGTTCGTAGGGTACGGTTTTCGGTGATACCTGTAAGGTGTCCATCAAGGAGTACATCCTGGTATACCTCCTCCAATGGGTAAGTACGTGGGTAATCCACACTATAACGGGCATAACGTGCCGAGTGCCAATGGTTGAGTTCGGTACGCCATAGCCTGCGCTGTCTCTTGATGATGTCTACCATTAGATTAGTTACCTGCTGAATGTTTTGAGCCGTATTTTTGCCCAAATGTACCTTTTTATTAAGTGCATTACCACTAAGGGTAACACTCTTTTCTATACGTTGTTTATGGGGTTGCTTTGCCATTATTGTAGTTGATTGAATAAACGGTCTATTTCCTTTTTGATATTGTTGAATAAGGTTTTGGAATCGCCTATAAATTGTCGCTTTGGCATACCCTCTAAGCCCTCATTATGTCTACGGGCGTACTCCTTATGGGTGTAGAAGGTAACCTGCATTTTCTCTATACGTGCCCTAAATGAGTGTCGTAGCTTGTTGCCTCCTGAGTTGTATCCTGTAAGGATAGCTCGCCCCTGGTTACGCTTGCCAAAAGGGGTAAGGGTACCTTTTTTGCCTACCCTATTGGTTCGGTAGCGGGTAAGGTCTCGCCCTCGTGTATCGGTAGTTTTGCGAGGTTGCCACTTTT